TCCAAACACCACACTTGCAGTATCTCTAACAGCAGTTACAGGCGCAGTATTTACTTGCAACGTTTTGCCAGTATTTCCAACAATCGGTGGCGGTGCTCCAGGAGCACAGACTGACACTTGGGCGCTAACAGTAGTTGGAACACCAGCAGACACATTCAGTTAAAATCTAACAAACGGGAGCAATAGATGAAACTACCAATAACAATTACATACAACTCTGGAGACGAAGCAACTTATACGGCTCAACCTCCTGAGTGGGCAAAGTGGGAGAAGGCAACTGGCAACACGATTTCTCAGGCTAATGACAAGATTGGCATTTGGGATCTTATGTTTCTGGCTTATAACGCTTACAAGCGAGAGAACGCTGGAAAGCCTGTTAAGTCTTACGACATTTGGTCTGAGACCGTTGCTGACGTAACAGTTGGAGACGATAGCCCAAAAGCCACCAACCAGGAAGCATAAGGCGGATCCTCGTTAATCTAGCAATAGAGACGGGGATACCGATGCAATACTGGGAGGATGCAGACGACATTTTAACCGCGATAGAAATACTGAAGGAGCGATCGGATGGCAAGTGAAGTCAAGATCGCTTATGACAAATCAGATTTACGCGGTATTACCAAGGCTTTCAAAGCCATGTCTGAGGAAGCAACTGAAGCTGCTAAAAGGGAAAGTTCTAACCTTGCTGAATACGCTTCTCAACAGATTAAGGTCGCAGCATCGAACCGTCAGGTTTCAGGTGTTGCTGCTAAGCGTATTGCTGATGGAGTTCGAATAAGCAAGTCGTCTAAGATTGGTGAGTTCAGTTATGGATTTGCTGGTCAAAAGTTCAGCGGTGGCGGATCAACCAGAATCCTTTGGGGACCAATGGAGTTTGGATCAAGAAAGTTTAAGCAGTTCCCAATGCGCAGTCCTAGATTAGGCGCAAAAGGCAATGAAGGTTATTTTATCTTTCCAACATTGAGAAAGATCCAACCTCAAATTGTTGCTCAATGGGAAGCAGCATTTAGTAAGATTTTGAAGGAGTGGACATAATGGCTGGTAAGGATAGAACGCTTAAACTCTCCATCCTTGGCGATGTCGATGATCTTAATAAGAAGTTAAAGGCTGCCAATAGTGATGTCGAAACATCCGCTGGTAAGTTAGAGAAGTTTGGCAAAGTAGCCGGTGCAGCGTTTTTAGCGGCTGCTGCTGCTGCCGGTGCCTATGCAGTTAAGATTGGCGTTGATGGCGTTAAGGCTGCGTTAGCCGATGAACAAAGCCAGGTTAAATTAGCCTCAGCGTTAGAGAACGCAACAAACGCAACTAAAGCGCAGATTGCAGCTACTGAGGATTCCATCGACAAGATGGCTCGCGCTACTGGCGTTGCAGACGACAACCTACGTCCAGCCCTTGCTCGTTTGGCTTTATCAACTGGCAATGTCTCAAAGGCTCAGGATTTACTATCTCTTGCTCTTGACATTTCAACACAAACAGGCAAGCCTCTCGAAGGCGTAGCCAATGCCCTAGGTAAGGCATACGATGGAAACAGCGCAGCCCTTGGTCGCTTAGGTATCGGATTAACTGCTGCTGAATTAAAGGCTATGTCCTTTACTCAGGTTCAGACAAAACTTAGCGATCTCTTTGGTGGAGCAGCTGCTAAGAATGCTGAGACCTTCCAGGGTCGTATGGATCGTTTAAAGGTAGCCTTCGATGAAGGTGTTGAAACAATCGGGTATAACCTTTTGCCTATTATGCAGAAGTTTATTGATCTGATTGTTAATAAAGTCATTCCAGACTTTCAGAAGTTTATAAAACTCTTTGATCCACTTAAAGATGCAATCGAACGAAACAAGGAGTCCTTTCAAGCACTCGGTTCATTTATTGTTGATTACATCGTACCAGTATTTACAGTTGCTTTGGGTGGAGCCATTACATTTGTTGCCAAGATCGCTGCCGGTGTTGTGGACATCGTAGGCGGTGTTATTAACGTAATCCGTAATCTGGTTTCAGGAGCGATTGACGGCATTAATGCCCTTATTAAGGCTTACAACTCCATTCCAATCTTGCCTAACATCCCAACCATCTCTAAGCCTTCATTTACCCAGCCAACAGTTTCAGCACCAAAGGTCAGCACTCCAACCTACACAGCACCAACTATTTCAAGCACCGGAGGCGGTGGCTCGACTGGTACAAGTGGAACAACATCTGGATCTAGTTCAGTAGCCAAGGTTGCATCTAGTGCAGCTGCTGCATCAACTGCTGTTGGTTCATTTGATGTCGGTCGATTCCGCATGGCTGAGAACGCTTCAATGGCACCTGTTTATAACATCAATGTAACTGGAGCCTTGGACAAAGAAGGCGTAGCACGTCAGATTGTAGAAATTATTAACGAGTCCTCTTATCGCGGTGGCGGTGGCGCTGGATCGGCTCTAATCGCATGAGTCAATGGACTCCTGAGTGGAACCTTACAATTAATGGTGGAGGCAGTTACACAAACCTTACCCTTGCTAACCTTACGATTACTTCTGGTCGTCAGGACATCTATTCGCAACCTTATGCCGGTTACTGCAATGTTGAGATTCTTAATCTGGATCTATCTCCTATTGAGATGGACATCAATGACCAGATCAACATTCAAGTCAAAGACTCTACTGGCACTTTTGTAAACCTCTTTGGTGGCTATGTAACAGACATCGATGTAGAAGTCACTCAAGCCTCATCTACGGCTATTTCAGAGCGAATCAAGGTAGTTGCCTTGGGTGCTTTGTCCAAACTGCCTAAGACCCTCACAGAGGGCGTTTTAAGCAAAGACTTTGACGGTGACCAGATTTATACGATTCTTAGTGAAGCCTTATTTGATACTTGGAATGAAGTCCCAGCTGCTGAAACTTGGGCTGGATACGATCCAACGACAACGTGGGCTAATGCTGAGAACTCAGGTCTTGGGGACATCGATCGACCAGGAGACTATGAACTAACTGCCAGATCATCAAGCACAACTGACATTTACAGCCTTGTATCCTCTTTGGCTACATCAGGACTCGGATACCTCTTTGAGGATTCACAGGGCAGAATTGGGTATGCGGACAGTACTCATCGCAGTTCTTATCTTGCTACTAATGGTTATGTGGATCTCACTGGTTCTCATGCTTTGGCTAGAGGTATTAGAACCTCAAAGCGTTCAGGAGATGTTCGAAATAACGTGACGATCACTTACAAGGCTAACGCTCAGGAGTCGGCATTAGATGCAGATTCAATTGCTGTTTACGGACAACAGTCTTACGAGATTACAACGTCATTAGAAAATGGCTCAGATGCTTTAGATCAGGCTGAGTTTTATCTAGCCTTGCGCGCTTTCCCAGAGGCTCAGTTTAAGTCAATTACTTTCCCGCTTGCTAGCCCTGAGATCGATGACACCGATCGAGATGCTTTGCTAGAAGTATTTATGGGCTTACCGGTGAACATTACCGATCTGCCATCAAACATTACTAATGGTCAATTTCAGGGTTTTGTCGAAGGCTGGACGTTTACCGCTGGTTATAACTCGCTTTACTTGACTTTGACTGTCTCACCAACTGCTTACAGCCTTCAATCCACTCGTTGGAACGGAGTCTCAGCAGCCGAGACATGGAACACTTTAAGCCCTACCTTAGAATGGATTAACGCTACAATAGTAGCCTGATAAAAGGAGAATAAATGGCAACAAGTCCCTTGTTTGGCTGGGAAGAGCCGGACGATACAGACCTCGTAAAAGATGGCGCAGCTGCTATCCGTACACTTGGCAACGCAATCGATACATCGATGGGCGATCTCCTTGGCGGTTCAACTGGTCAGGTTTTATCAAAGGCATCAAATGCCAACATGGACTTTACTTGGGTGGCACAAGATGACTCAAATGCAATCCAAAATGCAATTGTCGATGCTAAGGGCGATTTAATCGCAGCAACCGCAGCTGATACTCCTGCTCGCCTAGCGGTTGGAACAAACGGTCAGATTTTGACTGCTGATTCAACAGCTGCAACTGGCTTATCATGGGTTTCACCAAGCGCTTCAACTTCTGGCTTGACGTTGATTTCAACGACAACATTTTCAGGTGTTGCGACTCAATCATTTAATAGTGTTTTCTCCTCAACATACGCCAATTATTTGATCACATACAACATCGTTGCTGCTGATACGACACATAGAGGAATCTATTTGCGTTATCGTGCCAGCGGTTCAGATACTACATCAAGTTATGCAGGAAACATGGGCGCATGGAACATTGAAGGAACCACACAAACTTACAATGAGGTAATCGATTCAACTACTTTTACTCAGTTGGGTTTTTCTAGTTCCTCAACTGCTATTCAAAGACTTTTGGGATCTGCCTACATTTACAATCCTAATGTGGCGTCTCAATACACGGCATTAATAGGAGAAGCAATTTCTGAAAAATCTGGAGCATACAAAGGCGGTTATCAGACTTATTCAATGCAAACCGCAACAACACAATTTGATGGATTTACGCTCTACGCATCAGCGGGCAACATTTCAGGAACTGTTAGAATCTATGGATTGGGTAACTCATAATGACAAAAATTGGAATTGATAACAACGTAATTGAATTAAAAGGTGCAGACGAAACTACACTCTTGGCACAAAAGGCTGAGGATCAAGCATTGCTAGATCAACATGAGGTAAATCAAACTGCTAAAGCAAATGCTAAAAAAGAATTACTTGTAAAATTAGGCATTTCTGAGGACGAGGCTAGCCTCTTACTTGGATGAAACCTAAACTATCTAAATCGGTTGTTCAGTTAAGAGAGCAGGCAGACGATGCTTATCCTGACCGAAAGCGTGACTCTGACGGCACAATCGGAGACTCTCGGCACTCAACCCGAAAGAGCGATCATAACCCTGACCCTGATTCAGGGTACGTCCGCGCTATCGATCTCGATGCTGATTTCAATGAACAAGCCTCTACAGCTGCTTACATTGCCGATCAGATACGAATTGCAGCCCGAACAGATAAACGCATTGCTTATGTCATCTTTAATCACAAGATTGCAAGCGCTAGAAGCCTCTGGCGTTGGCGCAAATACACCGGAGTCAATCCACACACCAAGCACATCCACATCAGTTTTACAAAGGCTGGCGATACGGATTCGAAGTTTTTTAACATCCCGTTACTAGGAGGAACAGATGAGCCAAGACCTGAAAAAGATG